GATAACCACATAATTAGTACGCTTTAGAGTTTCTTTTCTTTTCTGCTAACATTCTTTTCTGACCGCCAACTGGCATTTCAGGTTTTCCTGTAGCAATATAGTTAAAAGCGCCATCTGCAGTTGTTTTTGATCTAGGATCAACCTCGATACTTTGTTCTGCAACTTTGACGTCTTTTATTTTGTCTAGTCTTTGCATTTATGCTCCTTTTTTTACTCCTTTTATAACACCTTTATTCTTAGATGCATAGAATATCTTTTCGCCCTTCTTTTTACCGTACTGTTTTTTCATAGATTTCATAATTTTCTTACCTTTTTTGTTTAATGGCATATTAATCGTCTATTTTTATTGCTGCTTGCTTAACGCCAGTCTTTGCAAGACTAACTCCAGCCCTTAATTTAGCTAAATCTTCGTTTTGATCTATTTTATCCTCTGCAATTTCTTGCGCTTGTACTAATTTTGCTTTATTTAGCTCTTGATTTGCTTCATCAGCCTTCTTTTTACGTTCATTTTCCATCGCTCTAAGGTCAACTTCACGTGATTTTAGTTTTAATAGAGGATCAGAGTCAAATTGTGATGTGATTTCCTTCTCTTCTTTCATAAATTCCTCTGTCATCTCTGCAATCAACACAGATTTTCTTGCTTCTATCTGATTTGTCATCGATTGTAGCTGTTGTTGAACTTGTGGATTCATTGCAGCCATCTGTTGCATCTGCATCATCTCTTGAATTTGCTCTCTAAACTCTAATTGCACCTGTTCTTGTGCCATTAGACTAATATGTTCAAGTATATTTTTTTGTATTGCTGCCATAACTGCAGGATTATTTCTTACAATGTTAGTAGACATAAAATTTAAGTGAGCTGTAATGTGTGCTCTGTGGTCTTGACCAGGAAAAGCTTGAAAAGGTTTACCTGCCAACGCATTAATGTGCTCCATACTTGGGTCCATCGGCGCATTTGGTGCAGGTGGTGGTAATATTGCATCAACATTTTTTACACCGATTGCTTCATACATGTTTCTATAAACTTGATACAAATTATGTAGCTGTGGTTGTGATGTTGCAAGTTGTAATTCTGTTTGTGCCATCGTAATTCTTTGTGACATAGAAAAAATATTTGGATCTGCAACTGGCACGACATCTATTCTGTCGTCAAAGTCTGCTTGTTTTACATTTCTTTGTCCACCAACAACATCATAAGGATATTCTGGTGGTAAATATTGTGCAACAACTTTTGCTAAAATTTTAAATTCATCTTTCATTGCTGCATAACATCTTTTGTGTATTGCAGACATAACTCTTGAACCACGTTCTAATAATGCAATCGTTGTTCCAACAGCTGCATTTTGTTTTGTTTCTCCCATTTGCATATCAGCTATTGATGCAAATCTTTGACCTGCTTGAACAACAACACCTAATAATTGTAATAGTGTTGGTGATGGTTCTTTGTATGGTAATGGAAAGAAAGCATCTCGTAAACTACCACCTGGTGCATCTACATCTTTAAATTCACCTGGTTGTATTGGAGCTGCTTCGTCTCTAACTCTTACGCCTCTTTGTTTAAATCCTGCAGGTAAGTTAGCTAGTGTTCCTGCATCTAGCAACTGACGGAGAGCCGTAGTTGCTGTACGGCTCAATCCGCCAATCATGTGAATGAGTCCAAAGCCATAAAATCCTAGTCCTGGCAGAAATTTGAAGTGGACAAAA